TCGGACCTTTGGCCTTGGTCCATTTATACTTGCTCCACTCGGTCGAGTCCGCTTCCTGGTCATCGACATAGGTTCCGATATAGGCTCTGTTAGGGTCAGTGGTTGAGAAGTTAAGGCCTTGAGTGTTGTCAGCATATCCCACATGGATATACTGAATTTTCCCATCACTACCCGGAGGCCCTGGAATACCTTTCGGACCTGGTTCCCCTTTGAGCGACCTGAGCCATTCTGTCTCTGTTCCTCTAAATCCATTGTCTACGGCTATTTCATAGGCGGACTTTGATTTAGCTGGTTCAGTGACGTGGACGTTCTGGCTGGCGATTAATTCACCTTTTGAGTCATAGGCTCTGACTACAAATGTGGCAGCCTTGTTGACAAGGTCGCCTGTCGTGACTGTTAATGCGCCTGATTGGACACTGCCTGCAAGACCTTTGTTGAAGGTATCATCCGATTCTTTGTTATCGGATAGGCGTTCCCATCGATAGGCAACATCATCAACAATCCAACTACCTTGCTTCGCTACAACGAATATTCGTGTTTCCTTGTTCGTTGCGCTCAATTCGAGTCCGTTGGTTGAATCAACTTCAATGGTAACTGGCTCACCTTTGCGATATTCCTTTATCGTTTCCTCTCGTAAGCCTTGGAGTTGGCGCTTGAGCTCAATGACGTCTTGATTTTCATGTGGATAAAGCTCGGTTACATTGCCTAATGTTACCGTATTAGATGATGGGTCAGTGTCGCTCGTCACGATTTCAATAACCGTGGCTTGAATTGCTAATGGCGGATTGAAGTAGTGATCTACGAATATGCCTTTATCACCGATAGAGATGGATTGTGGCATTTCCGATAGATGAACCGTATACTGAACCGCAGGCACGCTATGCTCTTTCATATACTTGAGCGCAGCGTTCATCAACATGCCTCGGTTTTGTTCGTTCGACACTTCAACTAATCCGTCAATCCAGTGTGTCTTGCCATCTGAGCGAAAACCCCATTGCTCATTTGCTTCTGGATTATAAAGCACAGATTGACCTTTAGGTGAATAAAATCCATCTTGGTTATATTCGACCTGCTCGATGCCGTAGTATGCTTTATTTGTCCATTGAGCTGTTCGCCCTTCGAATGTACCTGACGTAGCTTCATAACACGCCTGAGCGATGTAGTCGGCTAACGCAGCTGACCCATTTTTATTTTGAGTTATGCCATCGTCGTAGAAATATGTGATATAAGGTGTCGCATACTTTCTCCAGTTAACGTGGTAAGCTGAGTTGTGGCGGTTTGATACTGCCGTATACTCCTGCGTCATGGCGCCTTTGTTTGGCGTATTTGCAGGTGTATCAACAAACAGAATCTTATGGCCTTCTCCTACTGCATCTAAAATAGAATCCACCGAATCTTTAGTAACTGATCCGTATCTTCCGGCCATAACCACAACGTATGTTTGCAATTGATTGGCAGATTTTAGTGCCTTGATGTCAGCTACAATCGCTTCAAGTTGCTTGTTTGCACTAAAGGTGCCATTGACCGCTTGGACTCTTTTTCTTAAGTAAGGAACGACATCAACTGCTGATTCATCACCTAAGACAGTTACCTTGATTTTAGATGCTTCTTCTCTCCCTGCGGTAGTTAACTCTCCGCCAACAGATTTAGTGTTGTGGCGTTGGATGGATACCGTGCTTGGCTTGAGCGGTTCGGGCTTTTCTCCTGGCGTTGGTGTACCTGAACCGCCACCAGAACTAGCTCTAGCAAATGCTTCTTTATCCCACTCATAGAGTTTGTTCTGCTCGATTACTCGAATGATTGAAGTGCCGTAGTTCCCTGCTGTTGCATATCCTGAAGCTTGCAACGCTTGTGCCGCCTTGATGTAATCCGTTTCTCCAATTACATGGCGATAGTTGTTTTTTCGCCACTCGTTATTAGAGAAAAACGCAGCGTGATCTTTGAATGAATCAATCATCGAATCGTATGCTCTAAAATCTGCATTAATCCAATATGATCCATTTGGGCCTTGCTCTCTGGTAGGCATATTGACTGTTCTGCCTTTCCAGTCTGAGCTAGCTTTGATACCAAAGTGATTGTTGTAAGGCGGTTTGGCTAAGCCTGAGGTGCCATATGCGCCTTCGATAGCCCACTGTGCGGCGGTAATTGACGGTAGGATTTTTAGGTCCCAAGAAGCTAATGCAGCTTCTTTAATCTCGCTGAACTGCAATGTGCACAACCCCCTCACTGATCACATATTTGATGTTGTGTGGGAAGATAAAGTGTTCTTTCTCATCACAATCTTTAACGACGACTTTATCACCTGCATATTTAATGATGGTGCACACTAGCAAAGCATTGTTTTGTTTGACTAATCCAACTTCTGAACCTGATGGCCACATTGCTTTCATATCTTCCATTTTGAATGTCATACTCACAACCCCTTCACGCGCAAATAGCCAACTTTGTTATATCTAGACAGATTTCCTATTTGAACTGGGTCGCCTGCATGGATAATCTTGCCATCACCCATGTAGATACCAACGTGGTTTGCATCGCCTGGATAAGTGTATCCTGTGTCCATCATGACAATATCTCCTCTGCGTATTTCGCTTGCGGTCACCCTATTGAAATAGCTAGTATGCTCTCCACCTCTGTCCCACATAGAGTTAGTGGTTGGGCGCCCCGTCCTTGGGTAGCCAGGAACATTAGCTTGTCGGAAACAATATGTTACGAACCCTGAACAATCGAAACTGTTAGGGCCGTTAGCGCCCCACACATACGGCTTTCCTAATTGGTCAGTCGCAATCTTCATGACTTTTTCGATTAGAGAACTATTATCCGGCTTATTATCCTCTTGAGGAGCTGGCTGAGTGTTGATGGCATCTTTTTTCTCGGCGCCACGGACAATACATCTTGTCACGATGTGGTCGATGTTTACCTTCCGGTCAATGTGGTTGACGAAATTGTCTGAGGTTACATAGAATCCTGGTTCGCCTTCCATCCGGTTCTTGACGATATTGATAAAGAACTTAGGTCCTTTGCCTGTTAACTCAACTGAAAAATAAAACTGACATAGGAATTTCGAAATAATTTCTCTGACACGTTCTAATATGGTTTGTTGAGTCGTGAATTCATAAAAGGCCTTCATATCGCATTCGTTCTGCCCAATGTAAAAGCCGGTGTCCTTGAGCACAAAATTTAGATAGTAATCAATCGCTTGGCCAGCTTTTGGTTTCTCTTGTACCTCTGCAAAGGAATTCACTAAGATGATAGCTGCGTCCTCACAGTAAACTGTTTTATCTACACCACCGTTGTCCTCTACATTTCGTATGTTCATGAATACTCTCACGCCCTGGTTGTTAAGGAAAGTAATATAGTTACCCTCTCTTAGGAACTGGTGCTTATACGTTGTCTTAGGTGATTTGAATTCAAGTGTGTAAACGCCGTTAGCAATGGATGTAGAAAGACGGTCCGCATAATAATGCAGACCGTCATCTACTGAGTTGTCCATGAGGCAAAGGCGCTCGAACTTGTTATTGAGTATTTCAATATTCTTCATTAGCCGTACCTCTCTTCAAAGATCATGTGAGCCTCTGGCATTTTTGCCCAGGCTGATTTGTGGAGCCTCAACTCGCTCTTTCCATAGTCCAGCTTGAAGAATTGAGAATCACTGTCGATGTTTCCTTGGAATGTATCACCATTCAACAAGATATCTCCTGTTTGATTATCAATTGTCAGAGTGTCACCAGGTCTGAATACATTTTCTACCTCCAATGCATCGACTGTGTAAATTCGATTGGCATAGATTGACTGTAATGCGAATTTGGAATATGGAGTTGAATCGCCCCAAGACGCCATCCAAATTGCAACTCTTGTTGGCTTAAACTGAGCTAAGCTGTCGTTGATTACTTCATGCGACACTATCCTTGGACCGGTGCTTACTTTCCTTGGTGTTCTATCGCCATAGATAGCATCATAGTACACCCAATAAGTTTTCACGCCGTTATAGGCGATGTTGTACTGCCACCATCCGCCGCGCAATCGCTTCTCTACGATTTCGTACTGGCGTCCTCGCGTCCAATCTTTGATTGAATGAGCGTTGTTGGCTTCGTCATAGCCATATTTAGCTTCTGGACGAATTGTCACGATATCTCCAATAGAGTAATAACTATCGGTGGCCCGTTTATAGGTGATTGTTTCACCCATGTCGCGAATTTGGAAAATGAACTTATTGCCTATTTTCTTCATTTCGACCTGGCCATTTAGACTAGGTAAACTACCTTTATGGATGATTGTAGAATGATATTTATCACTCTTTAAAGAGTTTGTCTTGAACGATGTGTTGAGTTTATTCTGGTCGCTCGATACATCGTATATAGACGTCGTCATAATTGGTCTCCGCGATTCATCTTCGATAACAATCAACATCGCACATGTCCTGTTCTTCTTTCCAGAGAAGTCTTGCATTTGGACTCTAGCGGTCAATGAGAAGTTGTTTGCTTCTTGCTCGACTGAGCCTTCTGTAAACATCTTGGTCGCAGCGAATCCTTGCCATGAATCGTTCTGACCTGTGTAAGTAGTTTTGTCAACAGTAAGTGCCAAGGTTTCAGTTTTCTTGGCCTTTCCTTTTGATGTCAGCTTTATGTAGTCTGTAGCGTATACCTCAAAGTTAGGCACATAGCTCCAGCCGTTGTTGATGTCGATTGGGCGCTCGTTCATCATATTTTCGGTAGGTGGCACAGGAATCTTATCTAGTTCCTTGGCGTTTCCTAACCCGATGTGTCCATAAGGAGAAACAAGTGAGACATAGCCGCATTCATTGTTGAATGTGATGTCGAACTTAGGCGATGTCCGATAGGTCCCTTTGTTGTCCACGGTGACCTTGCCTTCTGCATCAAATGCAATAGGAACTGGTCGCTCTGTTGAGATCCAGTAAGGATATGGACTTGAAAATCTTAATTTCAATCCAGCGTGTCTTACTCGACTTGTTATGTCCAAATTGCCAGTGAAGATACACATGAGTTTACGATTAGGCTGGTCGCTAATAATCAGCTCTTTTGGCTCCTGAGCAGAATAGAGAATCTTGACGAGTTCATCGCGAGCATTAAGCACATCTTCGCGAATAACTGCCTCAATCTCGATATCAAGGCCGGCATCCTGGACATTTCGGAATCGCCGGCCTGAATTGTATTCATGAGACGTAAAAGAGGCTGTCCGATTGGCCGTAATTGGCTTAATCCGTTTGATGTAGATGTACTTTGATAAATCAAAGCCATCGTATAAGACTTTATAGTACACCTATATTTTCCCCCCTTTAATCCGCTGATTTCGCGTTGTATTCATCGTGTTGATTGAATTAAGATATGGCGATACGACTCTGGCTACGTTTTGGCCATCCATATAGAAACTTGTATCCTTATCCAGCAAGGCCAGAACGCCGTCTAGGATTTGGAATAGAATCTCATCTGTCCGACCTGTATTCATTGTCGCAGCAATACCTCGGCCAATTCCGCCAAGCGTATCGGCGTTGAGTGGTAACACTGCCTCTGAGCCAGCTTCACCGCCAACCATTGCACGATTTCCATTCATGCCAAACAGTGTTGGTTTGGTCATGACACCACCCTTGGCATACCAGTCAATACCAATACTTGGCAAGCCACCTT